GGTCACGCAGACGAAGGAGACCATCGCTCGTTCACACTCTTCGGTCACGGTCTGGAAGCCGATCGGTGCAGCCTGAGCGTCAGGACCTCACCCTGCCGTACTGGTCGATCGATCAGGCCTCGAGGCACTTCGGCATCACACGCAGGTCGGTCCGTCGCTACATCACGGACGGCTTGCCCAGCTACTTCGCCGGCACCATGGTGAAGCCGGAAGAGATTGTTGCGGAGCGCCTCGCACGACGCAAACGCCAGACATCGACACGGTCCCAGTAACCGGCGGTCTGTCCGGCCTCCTGATAGCATCCTGCTTAGCAGGAGTTGCGCCCACCCGAGAGGGATAGGGCGCATTCGTGTTTCCGGGCCACGCAATAGGCCCGGCTTCGAAGCGCTGGACGTCGGGCTATGGCCCCCTGGTGCTTTCCCGGCGGCCGCCACGTTCTGGGCGTGCGCGGCCGCCCCCACCGACCCTAGGAGAGTGTGATGGGCGGCACTGAGATCGTGGGCGGCTTCGAGGTTCCGGTGGATCCGATGGACGACGAGCAATGCGAGTCCTGCCAGTGAGCGCTCTGTCGCCTCGGCAGATGTACCTTCTCGACTCTGCCTGCCAGCCGCTCATGGAGGTCTTCGGCTGGGCAACCTACCTCGTTGGCACAGCGATGCAGCCACGTGACGGGCAGCCTCCGCGTGACATCGACGTGCGCACCATCGTGCGCGACAAGCAGTACGACCGACTCAAGAAGGCGATCGGGCGCAAGGGCATCGCGTTCCTCGGCATCGCAATCGGCCAGTACCTCGCGTCGCTGACCGGCTTGCCGATCGACTACCAGCTGCAGCGCATGACCGAGGCCAATGTCCTGCACGACGGGATGCGCAACCCGCTCGGCCACCGCAACCTCGAGAACTACAAGGGCGATGCCCAGACGTCCGACATGAAGCGGATGTTGAAGCAGCTGCAAGACGAGAACCCGAGCGACGTGCTCGACAGGCCCGGCGTTCGCACCGCCCCGTGATCGTCCCTCGCCTCGCTGTCTGTGGTGAGCGGTGAGGCGAGGAGACACCCCATGCCCAACCAGGCCGGCGGGAAGCGGAAGAACACCCGCCGCATGCACAAGCTCCGCGACGAGTTCTTCGCATCGGGCAAGGCACTGGACGCTGACGGTGATGCTGATGCCAACTGCTGGCGATGCGGCGAGCGCATCGACTACGACATCTCAGCAGGCAGCGCACCAGGGTCGCACAACCTCGGCCACTTCAAGTCGGTCGAGGACTTCCCCGAACTGCAGGAAGACCCGACGAACTTCCGTCACGAGCATGCGCTGTGCAACCAGGTCGCCGGCAACTCGATGGCGAGCGCTGGTCTAGGTGAGGCAGTGCCCGACTGGTGGTGACACCGCGCCTGATCGCACAGGTGCAAGGCAGCGACCAGCAGCACACCGTCGCCACCATCGACATGCCGATCTTCGCGACCTATCCCGGTGAGGGAGACGTGGCGATGGAGGTCAGCGTCAAGCCGGAGATGCGACGCAGCGAACTGGCCGCCGGCTTCCGTGCCGTCGCCGATGCCATCGAGGTCTAGTAGTGGCGAGGCAGCGTCGGCGCACCCCATCGGTACGGGTAGCAGCCCGAGCGCTGAGAGCAGACGCCAAGCTCGACAGGCGCGAACGCCTCACCCAGCTTGCCGACGAAGCACGGAGAGCAGAAGCAACCCACGCTGCCCAGTTCTGGCACAGCGCAGGAGCAGACGCACCCGCCCTCGACGGTATGACGGTCACTCGACCACTCGCATCGATGCTCGCACGCCGCCCAGCCCGAGCCTGACCCGAGTCGATCCCCATAAAATCCAGCCTCGCCCCCCAGGCGGACCACCTCCCGCGCGGCCTGGTCCTCTCTCCCCGGTCGATGGGCGCATTTTTTCACCACCTGAGGGGGTCGGGATGGCTGCTCGGGCGCCTCGGGGTCAGCTGACGACGAATGTGGGCTCGCTGGAGCGGATGCTGCGGACGACGGGCCTCGGTTCGATGCCTGATGAGGCTCCTTTGGTGTTCTTGCTGCGGCGGTTGGCGAAGAAGCTCGATGCCGGCGGCGGGACGCGTGATGAGGCGATGTATCTGAGCGCTTTGAAGGATGCCCGTCGGGTGCTGAACGGTGCTGCGGCGCCTGCGAAGCCGGTGAGGGTGTCGGCGGCGCAGCGGAAGGCCGCGGCCGCGTCGGAGGTCATCGAGCAGCCGGCGATCGTGCAGCCGGCGGCCCCCGATGACCTGCAGCGCTTCCGGCAAGAGCACGGGATCGCCTAGACGCCCGAGGAGGGCTGACAGTGACGACGCTCGCTCCTGCTCGGCCAGCCGTTCCGACTCGAGGGAAGCAGTTCGGGCGCACGGAGCCGCGGCTGTGGACGCGGCCGCTGCGCGAGCTCACGCCCGAGACGTCGCTCGGCTTCGAGGTGATCCAGTTCGCGCTGGTGGTGCTCGGCATCGATCTGTACCCGTGGCAGAAGTGGCTCCTGATCCACGCGCTCGAGCTGCTGCCGGATGGGCAATACCGGTTCAAGCGGATCGTGGTGCTCGTCGCCCGTCAGCAGGGGAAGACGACCCTCGCGTCGGTTCTCGCGGCGTGGTGGCTGTTCGTGGATTCAGCCCGTCATCCCGAGCAGACTCCGCCGCTGAAGTTCAAGGTCGTCGGCGTCGCTCAGAATCTCGACATTGCGCGGGAGCCGTGGAGCGCGGTGAAGACCTGGTGCGATCCGAAGCCGGAGACGGACGAGGAGGAAGCCCTCGCGATCCAGTCCCTGCAGACGGCGACCGCGAAAGTTTCTGACACGAACGGCAAGGAGTCGATCGTCGCGCGCTCGCGGGCGCACTACGAGATCCGCGCGGGCAAGAACGTCCGCGGCAAGCCGGCGGCGCGCGTGCTCATGGATGAGATGCGTGAGCAGAAGGACTGGACCGTCTGGAACGCGGTTTCGCAGACGTCGAAGTCGTTCTGGAACGGGATGCTGTTCGGCTTCTCGAATGCTGGCGATGTGAGCGCGATCGTTCTGCGCACGCAGCGCGACGCCGCGATCGCGGACGAGGCTGAATGGGCTCGTTACGTCGAGTCCGGCCTGATGTCGGCGGAGGAGTTCGCGAACACCCGCGACGTCACGCTCGGGCACTTCGAGTGGTCGGCGCCGGACGGGTGCGAGAAGGACGACGTCGACGGGATCCTGCAGGCGAACCCGTCGATCGGCTACGGGCCGATGACTGTGGCGTCGGCGCTCGCGGATATCCGCGGGATGACGGATGCCGGCTACCGCACCGAGGTGCTTTGTCAGTGGGTCACGTCGCTGGTCGATTCGTTCATCGACGTGAAGGACTGGAAGGCCCTGAACGTGGCCATCAGCGAAGTGACGATCCCGCTGGGCTCGCGAACGGTGTGGGGTATCGACACCTCAGCCGACCGGTCACGCACGTGGATCGCGGCCGCGGTGATGACCAAGGACGGGAAGCCGTTCGTGACGGTCCGCCTCGAGCGCGCCGGCATGATGTGGGTGCCCGACTACATGGCGGAGCTCGCCGAGAAGTCGAAGTGGCGCGAGGTCGTGCTTCAGGCCAAGGGCTGCCCGGCGATGGAGTTCATCCAGCCGCTGACCGACAAGGGCCTGACCGTTCACGCGATCGAGGGGTCGCAGTTCGCGCTGGCCACGGGTCGGATGAAGGACCGTGTTCGGGACTCTGGTCTTGTCACGGTCAAGCAGCCGGACATCACGACTGCGGTCGAGGGTGGCGTCACGCACAAGTACGCGGCGAACCTCGCCTGGGATCGGCACGGCTCACTGCCTGTCGACATCTCGGGACTGATCGCCGAGTCGGTTGCGCTGTACGGGCTCGAGCTGCTCGAGCCTCCACCGCCCGAACCGACACCGCCACCGCCTCCGCAGCCGGAGATTGTCACCCGTGAAGACGCAACGCCGTCGGACGTGAACCTGGCGACCGCGCAATTCTGAGAGAGGGTGCCCCTTGGCAGACGAGATCGGCTACCAGACCCTCAGCCTTGCCGGGTGGGGCGTCCTCGCTGCGGAGACCTTCGAGACGAATCCCGACTTGCTATGGCCGAAGTCGCTCGAGCTCTACGACAAGATGCGCCGTGAGGACGCGCAGGTCGGCTCGGTGCTTCGCGCGGTCACCCTTCCGATCCGGTCTGCGAACTGGATCATCGACCCGAACGGTGCCGACGAGCAGATCGTCGAGTTCGTGGCCAACGACCTCGGTCTGCGGATCAAAGGCCAGGAGCCGAAGCCGGTGCTACGCACCCGCGATCGGTTCTCGTGGGCGGAGCACCTGCGGCTTGCGCTGCTCGAGCTGGTCTACGGTCACTCGTTCTTCGAGCAGGTGTATCGCCCGCAGGACGACATGCTGCACCTGAGCAAGCTGGCGTGGCGTCCTCCGCGGACGATCTCGGACATCGAGGTGGCCCGCGACGGTGGCCTGGTGTCGATCACTCAGGACGCGTTCATTGGCGAGACGCCCGAGGTGAGGATCCCGGTCGACAAGCTGGTCGCGTACGTCAACGAGCGCGAGGGAGCGAACTGGCTCGGGCAGTCGCTGCTGCGCACGGCATACAAAAACTGGCTGCTGAAAGACCGGATGCTCCGGGCCCAGGCCCTGACGGTCGAACGCAACGGTCTCGGGATCCCGCTCTACACGGGCGCACCGATCCCTGATGGTGCGAGCGAGGACGAGCGCAAGACGTGGCGCGACTCGGAGATGAAGGCCGGACTGACCCTCGCCAAGGGCTTCCGGGCGGGCGAGGCAGCTGGAGCGTCGATCACGAACGGCGCAAAGCTCGAGCTGGTAGCGGTGACCGGGAAGCTACCGGACACGGATCAGCCGATCCGGTACCACGACGAGCAGATCGCGCGTGCGGTCCTGGCGCACTTCCTGAACCTCGGGACCGAGACGGGATCGTGGGCCCTCGGGTCGACGTTCGCGAACTTCTTCACGGACTCGCTGAACGCGGTCGCCGCGCACATCGCGGACGTCACCCAGCAGCACGTCGTCGAGGACCTCGTCGACCTGAACTGGGGTCCCTCAGCTCCGGCACCGCGCATCACTTTCGAGTCGATCGGGTCGGAGCAGCCGGCAACGGCTGAAGCGATCAAGGCGCTCGTCGAAGCCCGCGCGATCACCGTCACGCCCGAAATCGAGGCATACATGCGTGCCGCCTACGGGCTGCCCGCGAAGGATCCGAACGCAGCACCGCTCGAGGAGGGCACATGACGCAGCTGACGCAGGAGCGCCGCTACTGGGGCTCGATGACGCCGCCGAAGACGAAGGCGGAGTTCTTCAACGCCGTCACCACGCCCTCTCCCACGGGCGAGGGCAAGGTCGCAACGATCCGCCTCTACGGGCCGATCGACTCGTGGGGCGGTTTCTGGGGCGTGTCGGCGAAGGACGTCGGCGCGGTACTGGACGCGCTGCCCGACTCTGTCGAGCAGATCGTGCTGCGGATCAACTCGCCCGGTGGCGAGATCTTCGAAGGCCTCGCGATCTTGAACATGCTGCGCGCGCACAAGGCGTCGCTGCTCGCCGTCGTAGACGGTCTCGCGGGATCGTCGGCGTCGTTCATCGCGGCCGGCGCCGACGAGACGGTCATGTCACCCGGAACCCAGATGGTGATCCACTCGCCATCGGGATTCACCTGGGGGAACGCCGTCCAGCTGCGCAAGGACGCCGACGTGCTCGACACCCTCGAGAAGGGCATCGTCGAGATCTACACAGCAAAGGCCGGCAAGAAGGACTGGGCCACGCTGCTCGCGGCCGAGACCTGGATGACATCGCAGGAGGCCGTCGACTTCGGTCTCGCTGATCGCGTCGCGGTCATTCCGGACGCTGGCGAGACGGTGACTGCCGGCGACCAGCCCCAGGAGATCGTCGTGGTCCTCCCGGAAGGTGCCGACGAGCCCGACGACCTGGTCGGACTCGCACGCATCACCCCGATCCGTGAGCGCGCCGTCGCGTCCACCCTGACACCCACCCCCAAGCCCCCGAGCTCGATCGAGCCGGAGGAAACCAACCCCAAGGAGGACGCCACCATGGCGGACAACAACACCCTGGCGGCTGTGCTCGATCGGCTCGGTCTGACCGATGTCGACACCTCGGACGACGCCGCGATCCTCGCGGCCGTCGACGGGGTAATCGAGCAGGCCACCGCTCCCGCGGCGCCGGTCGCCGCGACGGTGCCGGAAGGCACCACGCTGATCGACTCGGAGGTCCTTGCGACTCTCCAGTCGGATGCCGCTGCTGGCCGCGAGGCCCGCGACGAGCAGGACCGTTCGCGGCGCGAAGGAGTCGTCTCCGACGCGATCAAGGAGGGCCGCATCGCTCCGGCGGCTCGTCAGAGCTGGCTCGACATGCTGGCCAAGGACGAGACAGCCACGACCGCGCTGATCGGGTCGCTCGCCAAGAACGCGATCAACGTCGAGGAGGTCGGCCGGTCCGACAGCCCCGAGCAGTCGGAGGAGGACCGCGCATACGTGGCCCTCTTCGGCGCCGAGAAGAAGGAGGCGTAAGCCATGGCTGACTACGAGCCGCTCCACAACCCGGGCAAGGCATTCACCCGGACCACCTCCGGCGCCGTCACCGGCGGCCAGCTGCTGATCGTGTCGGGATCCGGCACCGTCGCAGCCAGCTCCGCGGCCACGGCCTCGTGGCTGGGTGTCGCCGGATTCGACGCTCCCTCGGGCGGCGACGTGACGGTCTTCTGCGAAGGAGTCCAGCGCCTGGTGGCGTCGGGTTCCATCACGGCCGGCGCTCTCGTCGAGGCCGCTGCCGCCGGCGCGGTCGCCTCCCACACCAACGGCACCAACGACTTCAACGTCGTCGGCGTCGCCCTGAACACCGTGACCAACGGCCAGCTCGTTGAGGTGTCGCTGCTCCGCTAAGCGGACGGTGACGGAAAGGAAACCAAGGTGCCTTACACCTACCCGCCGGTTGCGCCCTCGCTGTCCGGTGACACGCTCACGATCTCGAGGTTCCTCTCGTCGCCGACGCTCGTCGCGCGTCGTCTGCGGACGCTCGTGCAGAACCGCTTCATCGCCGACTACCTGCTGTCGCAGCGTTTCGACGTCGTCGGCGGCGCTGTGCTCTACGAGACCGGCGAGTCGATCTTCACGGCCGACGCCCCGCGTTCGGTCGCTCCCGGTGCGGAGTACCCGATCACGACGGCTGCGACCGCTGCAGCGTCCCTTGCCACCACCAAGAAGTGGGGCCAGGACGCCAAGATCACCGACGAGCAGATCAAGCGGACGGGCATGAACAGTGTCAACCGCGCCCTGACGAAGCTGGCCAACCAGAACGTCAAGACGGTCGACTCCCTCGCGCTCTCCGCCGTCGCCACCGCGGTGACCCAGAACACGGCGGCCACGGCCTCGTGGGCGACCGCCACCGCGGCGCAGATGATGAAGGACGTCGCCAACGCGAAGGCCAACGTCCTCGCGCTGAACCAGGGGTACGACCCGGACACGGTCGTGCTGTCGGATCTCGCCTGGGCTGCGGCCTACGTCGGCTTCGTCGCCGCCGGTCTGCTCCCGCGCGAGGGCGACAACCCGCTCGTGACGGGCCAGTTCCCGGTGATCGACGGGATGACGTGGCTGCCCACGCCGAACCTGCCGACGGCCGGCAACGTCTTCGTCGCCGACCACAACCTGCTGGGCGGCATGGCGGACGAGAAGCTCGGCGGCGGCTACGCGACCGCGGGCGACACGAACGTCGAGACGAAGTCCATCCGCGACGAGGACAACGACCAGTGGAAGCTGCGCGCTCGCCGCGTGGTCGCCCCGATCGTGCAGGAGCCCGGCGCCGCGTGGAAGATCACGGGCACGGTCCTCTGATGGCGGGCAAGAAGCAGTACGTCGCCGTCGTCCCGCTCGTCATCGCCAAGGAGGAGCAGGGGCGCGACCTCTACTTCTACCAGGGCGCGACGCTCTCGGACGACGTCACGTCGGAGTCCCTCAAGGCTCTGCTCGAGCAAGGGTTCGTCGCCGAGAGCGACGTCCCGGCCGAGCAGCCGGAGGGCGAATCCGACGAGTCGAAGGACGAGAAGCCGAGCGACCGCTGGTCGAACGAGAAGCTGACCGCATACGCGGCCGAGCACTCGATCGACCTGGGCACGGCGTCCACCAAGAAGGAGCTGCTCGCCGCCATCGCGGCTGGCGGCCCCGCCCAGTAGGACCGAAGGGGGCGATGGAGTGACCACGATCACACCGACCGACATCTCTGGTGTCGATCCGGACGTGGCTCGGCGAGTGATCGCTGAGGCTCGCTCCATCGCCCCCTGCATCGATTCCGTCGTCGACGGGGCAGGTGCCACCGACCCGAAGCCGCGCAGTGACGCGATTGCCATCATCAAGGGCATCGCGATCGAAGGCGCTGGCCGGGGCTCGCGGCTCGTGAAGTCGGAGCGGACCGGTCCGTCCCAGGCCGAGTACTTCGCTGTGAGCTCGTGGTTCTCAGCCGGCGATCGTGCAGCGCTTCGCGCGCTGTGCACCGACGGCTCGACAGCGCCGACAGGGCTGCCAGTCGGCAGCTTCCCCGTCATCGACCCAGCCTGCGGCCCATGGCCGGAGGGCGAGTACTCGTAGGAGGCGACCGTGGGCTTCCGATTCGGGCAGACCGTCTTCCGCGATCGCCGCGCGATTCTCACGGACCCGTACAACCCGACCCGCACGATCGGCGAGGGTGACTGGGATCCAGCCCAGACCATCCCGCTGCAGGGTGCCTTCGTGGCCAGCTCGTCGAGTGTGTCTCGTTCAGACGCCACGAGGTCGCAGATCCTCACCGAGAAGAGCCTCTACTTGACCGATCCGGCGGCCGACGTGCTCGCACGCGATCGGATCCGGGTGGGCGGGACCCAGGGCGACCTGGCGAGCGGAACGCCGTACCTCGTCGACGCTCGCCCGGACGCGGACGTGAATCCCTACACCGGGACGCAGGCGGCGCTCGAGATCCCGCTGACGCTGATCGAGGGGTGACCATGGACTTCAACGAGCAGTATTTCCAGGCGCTCAGCGTGTCGCCGCCGGTCGAGGCACTGGTGGTCGGGGTGGCGCAGGAGATCATGGGCGACATGGTCAGTACGGCCCCGGAGGACACGGGGGCGTACAAGCGCGGCTTCCACATCGAGGTGAAGCACCAGAAGCGTTCGGTCGCGCTGATCGTGAACAAGGACCCGAAGACGCTGATCATCCAGGCGAAGACCGGGCACATGGTCCGGTCGCTGCAGCGGGCGAAGAAGGGCCATCGTGGCTGAGCCCGCTGTCGGGTACTCCGACCTCGAGCTGTTCTTGACGGCCTGGTACCGCGACGCGATTGCGGCACGAAGTGAGGCGTTCTGCCAGGGCGTCGAGGTCGGCAGCGCGGAGCCGGTTGGCACGGCGTTTCCGAAGCGCCTGGTGGTGATCAACGATGACGGCGGCCCGGTGACGTCGATCGCGACGGCGGAGAGCGCGGTGCGGCTGTCTGTCCTGGCCGGCACGCGCGCGAACCCGAAGGACGCGATCGACCTGGCCCGGATCGTGCACGGTCTGGCCAGTCAGGTCCCGGCGGCAGGCTTCGCCGTCACGATCGCAGGCACGCAGTACCGGAACCCGGTGACGGCGTTGCTGGACTCCAACCGCCCGTTGGCGGTCATCGAGTCGCAGGACCGGGCTCGACGCCTCATCAACGTGACCTTCGGGCTGTCGCCCGAACCTCTCTGACCTACTCATCATCAACCCCCGCGCCGCCGAGCATCCCTCGGCGGCTTTTCTGATTGGAGCACGACATGTCTGCTGATGCAGCTGGTAACAACGTCGCGGCCGCATTCGTCCCGGTCACGGGGTCCTTCGGATATGCGCCGTCCGGCACCACCTTCCCGACCGCGTCCGGCGGCGCCGCGGTCCCCCTGACTCTGGACCCGGCATTCAAGAAGGCCGGCCTCCTGACGGAGGACGGTGGCTTCGACTGGGATCTCGAGGCCGACGGGGATCCGCTGACGTTCTGGCAGGACGGTTACTCGATCCCGTCTGGGCTGGCGAAGGCGACCGTCGTCGTCAAGCTCGCGCAGTACGACGAGACGATCCGCAGCCTCATCTGGGGCAAGACCGCGGACGCCAACGGCTACATCACCATCGACGCCAGCGGCACCGCGAACCGCTACGTGCTGTTCACGGAGGAGATCGCCAAGAACGGCGTCATCCGCCGCCGTGTCGCCGCTGACGCCGGGATCACGACCGTGAAGGTCGACAAGAACGCGCGCGGCGAGATCAACGGCACCGAGGTGACCTTCACGGTGGCGCGCTCGTCGCTGCTGGGCAACCAGCACATCGGAGAGTGGCTCATCCCCACCGCGGCATCCGCCGCGCCGGTGGTCTCGGGTGCGTCGTCGACGCCGGCCGCGCAGGTCGCGGGTGGTCTGGTGACGATCACCGGCACGAACTTCACCGGCGCGACCGGCGTGAAGTTCGGCGCCGTCTCATCGGTGCTGTTCTTCATCGACACGGACCTGCAGATCCGCGCGGTCATGCCTCCTGGCACTGCCGGCTCGGCGCCCGTGACCGTGATCAACAGCGCTGGCACGTCCAACGCGTTCGCGTACACCCGCGGCGCGTAGCACGACTGGTGGCCCGGATCCTGATGAGTGATCCGGGCCACCACCTACTCATCAACTCATCACGGAAGGACACTCATCATGCCCATTGCCCCTGATCAAGAAGACGCGATCGACTCGGCACCTCCGGTGCCGACGTTCGAGCCGGACAAGGCGCCGGAGTTCGAGAAGCCGCCCTACATGGTCGTCGGCTCGACCTTCATCGCCCAGTCGGAGCAGGGCGACATCCGGATCCCGATGGCATTCAAGACGAAGCTGTTCAGGCTCATGCCCGACAACCTCGAGCCGATCGGGATGCTGTTCCACCTGCTCGAGGGCGAACAGAAGACCCGCGATCAGCTCGACGAGCTCGAGTTCGAGGAATCGCGTGAGATCGCCCGGAACTTCATCAAGGCGTACAACGAGCGTCAGCAGGTTCGACGCCTGGGGGAATCCGGGCGCTCCTCGAGTTCGTAGAGGAGCACCGAGACGCGGTCACCTATGACATGCGGGCGCGGCTCGGCCGCAGTGTCGATGACCTCGGCGACAGGATCCCGTTCGGGGAAGGCACCCGGCTTCTGAGGACCTTCGCCGGGCTGCCGGGGACCATGACGCACGCCTCCGTGAGCGATTGGGCGTGGCCGGCGACGTTCTCGGAGCTCGCGGCCATCAATCACGCCGAGTGGTACATGAACGCGCACCGGGACCGGAAGGTCGAACCGCGCCCGATCGTCCTTCCCCGGCCGTGGTCGGAGCAGGGCACCCCTGAGGCCGTCTCCAATGACGAGCGTGCCCGGCTGCGCGCGATCCTCGTCGCTTCTTCGCCGTTCGCCCACGACTGACCAGAGGAGGGCGCCATGACCAGCGAAGTCGGTTCTGGTCAGGTCGCCATCTTCCCGACCTTCAAGGGATTCCGGAAGGCCGTTGCCGGTGAGGTCGACGGGACGACTTCAAGCGCTGCTTCCCGCTTCACGACCGGCTTCACCAAGGCCGGGACGTCGGCCGGGAAGGGCTTCGGCGGTGCTCTCTCGGCCGCGGCGAGCCCCGGGCTGAAGGCTGCCCAGTCGCAGCTCGCATCCGCGGCCGCGGCAGTGTCGAGCGCTCGTCTGCGCGAGCAGAACGCTGCGGGCCAGGTTCGTGTCGCGGAGGCTGCGCTGGCTTCGGCTCGTTCGAAGTTCGCCGGCGACTCCGTCCAGGTGGTGCGGGCGGAGGAGCGTCTCGCGTCTTCGGAGCGGACGCTGCAGTCGCAGCAGGAGAGCCTGGCTGCATCGAGCCGCCGGCTCTCCGCGGCGCGCCTGAGCGTCTCGTCCTCCGCTGACACGGCCGTCGCTTCCGGCCTGCGCCTGAACAACGTGTTCGGCACACTGCCGTCGATCTTCAAGGTCAACGGATCCGCGTCCGGCCAGAAGTTTCTCACGGGCTTAACAGACGTCCTCGGCGGTGTCGTCGGGGCCAACATCCTGACCGGTGTCGGCTTCGCGGTGGGCCGCGGGATCAATGACGTGATCTCGGGCGGGATCCGGACGGCTCTGTCGTCGGTTTCCCTTGCGTCTGATCTGAACGAGACCACGTCGGCGGTCACTCAGGTGTTCGGCCCGTCGGCGGCGCAGGGGATCGTCGCGTTCTCGAAGACGGCCGACAAGGCGCTGGCGCAGACGCAGCAGGAGGCGCTCCTCGGGGCGCAGACCTTCGGCGTGTTCGGCAAGGCGGCAGGCCTGCAAGGCCCGAAGTTGGTCGGGTTCTCCACCGGCCTCGTGCAGCTCGCCGGCGACCTCGCGTCG